TTGATCCTTCTATTTCTGCAAGCTTGCTCCCTGTGATGCATCTAGATGCAGGTATTGAATAGCCATAACAAGGCATCTTCGATGGGTTTGATAGACCTTGAACGGTTTCTAAGGCTTGTTTGATGGAATTAATCATAAATCCTCATTTAATTGAGATTTCACTAAAATGAGTCCTGCCACAGACTCAGAATCAGGTGATTCCTGATTCATGCCCCATTTTATAGGTATATTATACCATGTCTAATCGTTTGTTCCGATTGAACTATTTTATTAATCGTTAAAACCTATTAATAATATTTTCAATCAGACCTATCAAAGCTATAATATTGATAGATTTAATCGATAAGTCTGCAAATCTTCAGGCCAAATGATTGCTAATCAGATGACCTTGAAGCAATTGCAACAGATCAAGACTGATTGATATCGAAACTGATATTGAATTGATCTAAACTATTAAAGGAATGTCAATAGAATCGACAATCATTTCAATGGTTTGTGCCGATTTTGCTTTGCAAGTCATCGATTTCCAGCAGCCGACCCCTGGGGGGTCACAAAACGGACCTCTTGAGGTCTGAGGTCATTGAGTTCTCAAACACGGGGGGAAATTTTAGGTTTGGAAAAAAAGAAACCTTACCCTAGAAAGGGAAGAGCTAAGAGGAATGCAGATGATGCCTTTGCCTCTGCAGCAGCAGAGAATGTTCCAGTGAAAGATTTGGCAGTTCAGTTCCAACTGACAGAACCATCGACAAGACAGAAGAAACAAAACCTTTCAAAGAAAATAGAACAGGAAGTCCGTGCAAAGTTAGGATCGATAGCATCAAAGTCACTAGACAACCTAGTTCACTTGGCCTTTAGAGCCGACTCAGAGCAGGTTCGTTTTGTAGCAACCAAAGACCTGTTGGACCGTGCTGGCTTCAAACCCCAGGACAAGACGAAGGTAGAGATTGAGGATAAGCGGAATCGGACTCCACAAGAGATTGAGGATGAGATGAGGGAGAAATTCGGACATGACACTGCAGAACTGATAATGAACAAGACCAAGATCATCCCTGTCAATGTGGAAAGTGAGAAGACCGCAGGGGCAGAAGCATCTCGTCCAGTAGGGGATTCCCTTGCTCCTTCTGGATCTGTCCCTGCACCAGAAACATTAAATTGATATGGCACATTCTCTTTATCACAACATTGAACTAAAGCGGAAAAGGATTGCTGCAGGATCAGGAGAAAAAATGAGATCTCCAGGAGATGAAGGTGCCCCTTCCGATAAGGACTTTAAGGAAGCAGCCAAGACTTCAAAGTCCGCAAAGAGGAAGAGACTGAGAAAGAGAGCAAAAAGAATTTATAAAAATAAAGGATAGCTATGCCTCAAGGACCAGGAACATATGGATCACAAAGAGGGAGACCACCGAATTTAAACACCGAAGTGGCACCTGATGTGGAGAGCAAGAAACCACCTCGTCCAATGACGGATGAGGAGCGGTTTGCAAAAGAGAATGAGATGATGCTCCGTGGAGTGATCCAGGATGAACTGGAAGAGAAGGAACTGGAAATGTACAAGAAATATTTTAGACGGTTGAAGCGGAAACGTGATCTAAAGAAAAGCTATCAGAGTGCATAAGACTGACCTTTTAGAAGACGTTTATGATTCTGAGATTCTGGACCGTGAGAGTCCTGAGTCAACAGAACTTGCAGAGATTCTGAAGCTCAAGGAGGAGTATGATGAATCGAAGAGCAAGTATCAGATGCTCAGTTATAAGCCTTATTCTTATCAGAGAGAGTTCCACAGAGCAGTTTCCGATGCAGGAGGTTTGGCACGTCAACGATGTTTGATGGCAGCAAACAAGGTAGGGAAGACCTACTCAGGAGCAATGGAACTCTCCTATCATCTGACAGGGTGGTATCCCGACTGGTGGGAGGGGCATAAGTTCAATAAGCCGATATTGGCATGGGCTGCAGGGCAATCTCATTACAACACAAGAGATATTCTGCAAGCAGAGTTATTGGGAGAACCTGGAGACAAGCTCCAGTTTGGGAAGGCTGCAATTCCTTTGGATCTGATTGTGGACACAGATCGGAATCCTGGGGTTCCCAATGCTTATGCATCCGTGATTGTGAAGCATAAATCTGGAATGAACTCGAAGTTGTTCTTCAAGTCTTATGATTCAGGACCAGAAGCATTTATGGGAAAGGCAGTGGATGTAGTTTGGTTTGATGAGTTGTGTGGACAGGCAGTTTATTCACAGGCATTAAGAGCAACCCTGAAGACTGCAGGACTGGTGTATTTGACCTACACCCCTGAGAAGGGGATGGATGAGATTACATCTCAGTTCATCAATTCCATCAAACCAGGACAGGCTCTATACAGAGCAACATGGGATGATGCCTCTCATCTGACTTCAGAGATCAAGGATGAGATATTAGCAGCCTTGCCTGAACATGAGAGGAAGATGAGGAGTCAGGGTCTTCCTGTTCTGGGATCGGGTGTGGTGTTTCCCATACCAGAGGAGGACATTAAGTGTGAAAGTTTCACGATTCCAGGACATTGGTCTCGAATGGCAGCAATTGATTTTGGATGGAATCATCCGACTGCAGTGGTTTGGTTGGCCCATGATCGGGATGGAGACACGATCTATTTGTATGATGCCTACCGTCAGGCGAATACAACCATTCTAGTTCATGCTCATTCGATCAAGCAACGTGGGGATTGGATTCCGTGTGTCTGGCCTCATGATGGGGCACAGCATGATAAGGGATCAGGAGTTGGTTTGAGCCAGCAGTATCGGAGAGCAGGTGTGGAGATGGTAGGACAGCATTTCACCAACCCTGATGGTTCGATCAGTGTGGAACCAGGACTTCAGGAGATGCTCACCCGATTCCAGACAGGCAGGTTAAAGGTCTTCTCACATTTAGGAGACTGGTTTGAGGAGTTCAGAATGTACCATCGTAAGGATGGGAAGGTGGTCCGTGTGAGGGATGATCTGATGAGTGCAACTCGATATGGGGTGCAGTCGATTGGGAGATTTGGACGGACTGGGATATTTAAGGAAAGGCCAGAGAAGGCAATGGGTGCAATGGATTATGATCCTTTTGAGATGCTGGAAGTTGCATGATTGAGTATTTGAGAGCAGAGCCTCTTGAGACTCAGAAACAGTGGGAAGAGTTACTGGAACAGTTTAGGAAGGGACGTGGGATAAGAAGCAACCCTGTGTTCCCAACCCACTTGTTGAGAAAGGGCAAGGAGGTGGTTGGTTCGTTTTCAGTAGGATCTCCCACAGTCCATTTACAGTTGGACAAGGAGAAGTGCAACTGGAGGGATTCATTAACGATGTGGTGCATCTTGGAATCACTGATGATGGAGAACAAGATCAACGAATATGTGATTGCATGTGAACCGACAAGTCCGTTTTATAACCTTCTCCAAAAAAGGCTCCTGAAGATCACAGGAGAGGAGAATTGTGAGAACTGGCATCTCTTTAAAAGGAACATATGATTTACACCAGAATTGAATGGATATGGACAGATGAGGGTTTGAAAGAAACCTTTGTTGAGTCATGTGAATATGAGGGTGAGTTTGTGATGTGTGGGGGAGGAGATTCTGGTGGAGGTTCTGGTGGTGGTGGTGGAGGAGGAGGTGGTAGTAATAATAACAAAAAGCAAACCTTCAATCCTTCAGGCAATATTTACACTCAGCCAACACCAGATCCACCTGCTCCTAAACCCCCTCCTGCTCCTAAACCGTCAGAACCAGAAGTAAAAGCAAGCACCAGTACCACAGAACCTAAAAAAGCAGGAATTGGATACTCTCCAGAGACAGGATTCACATACAACACAACTCCAGAGAGGTCAGAAGCAGCATCTAAAGCAATGCAGTATGCAGTCATCCATGGGACTTTAAAAGGTTCAGGATATGAAGATGATCAGTTTTTATTAAACACAACAGCAAATCTGAGAACCAATGATCCTGACTATATAGGATCAGGATCAGAAGGAACAGGAGGAGGAAGAACTGTTGAAACAGGAACAGGAGGAACTCCAACAGGAGATGATGAAAAAGAAATAGTAGATGCAGAAGAACCCCTCTCAACCTTTGTTGATGATGAAGCACTCCGTAAAACGAGACGGAGATTGAGGGATCGTTTTGGAAGACGTGCGACTCGTGGAGGAGGAGCAGAGACCGTAGGAACAGGATACTCATTAGGAAGTTAGTGTGGAGAACATATACCCGAATGATCATGTAGTTGAGGTCTTAGAGGAGTATGAAGACCTGAAGCAAACTCGTGCCAACTGGGAACGGATGTGGCAGGAGATTGCAGAGTACATGATCCCTCAACGTGCAGACTTTACAGTCAAGCAATCTGCAGGAGAGCAACGGAGGGAGAAGATCTATGAGGGTACTGCAGTAAGAGCCTTGGAGAGGAGTGCTGCAGGACTTCACAACACCCTGACTTCAAGTGCAGTTCCATGGTTCCACTTGAAGGTTCAGAGGGAGTTACAGCAGGACCGTAGTGTCCAGTTATGGTTGGAAGAGGCAGAACGTAGATTGTTTGATGTCTTTGCCTCACCAGACTCGAACTTTCATCCTGCCTTACATGAGTTCTATCTGGATCTGGTTGGATTTGGAACAGGAATCTTGTATGTGGTGGATGAACCAGGAATGGGTCCACGTTTCCGTTCCTACTTCTTAGGACAGTGCTATCTCCTCCAGGACAACCTTGGGAAGGTGGATGGAGTGTTAAGAGTGTATGAACATTCTGCAAGGCAGTTGGTTCAGGAGTATGGAGAGGATGGGGTGCCTGAGAGTGTATTGAAGGCATACAATTCCAAGGATGAGAATAAGAAGTTCGAGTGCCTCCATTGTGTGAAGAGGAGGAGGAACAGAGACATGAATGCAGTCGGCAATATGAATATGCCTTGGATGAGCATGTACATATTGACAGACCAGAAGCATGTCTTGAAGGAGTCAGGATTCGAGGAGTTTCCTTACATTGTAAGTCGATGGTCCAAGAACTCAGAAGAGACCTATGGACGAGGACCAGGAACCTCGGCTTTACCTGATGTGAAGATGATCAACCTCATGGAGAAGGTGGGACTCAAGGCATTGCAGAAGATGGTAGATCCTCCGCTACTCGTTCCAGATGATGGGTTTCTGAATCCTGTGAGAACGCAACCTGGAGGATTGAATTACTATCGTGCAGGTCTTGGAAGGGATGACAGGATTGTTCCACTCCAGACTAATGGGAGACTGGACTTAAATGAATCGAAGATTGGTCAGGTTAGAGATTCCATTAGCAAGACCTTCTTCCTTGATCTGTTGGAGTTGCCTGGACCTGTGGCAGCAGATGGTGATGTGATGAGGTTCAGTGCAACAGAGATCAATGCACGTCAGAGGGATCGCTTGAGTGTGTTAGGTCCAATTGTCTCAAGGCAGGAGGTTGAGTTTCTGGCACCTTTGGTGATCAGGACTTTAGGAATCATGGAAGCAAATGGGATGTTGCCCATGGCACCACCTCAGTTGAGAGAGGCAGACTTCAAGGTGGAATATGCAAATCCTGTCAGCATTTCGATGAGAACAGGAGAATTGAACAGTGTAGCCCAGTTGATTCAGTTCCTGCTTCCAATTGCCCAGATTGATCCAACAGTGGTACAGAGGTTTGACACAGGACGGATTGCAGAGTTGGGTGCAGAGATACTGAAGGTTCCACCAAGTGTCTTAAAGACTCAGGAAGAGATGATGCAGATGCTCCAACAACAACAACAGCAACAGGAAGAACAGATGATGCTCCAAGGGAACTTGCAGGTCGCACAGGCCGATAATTTGGTAAGTCAGAGCCGTAAGAATGATGCACAGGCAGAGTTGGCTGCAGCAAAGAGTCAGTTGCCAGCATGATCAGACGGAAAGAGAAGGAACGAAAACAGCTTTATGACCGTATTTTCAGTTCCGAAGATGGTCAGAGATTATTGAAGGATCTGGCACAACGGAATCATGTCTTTGATGTGATTACTGTTCCAGAACCTTCCATAAGTGCCTTCCGTGATGGAAGGAGAAGTGTGGTAATTGACATTATCAATTACTTAAATTTAAACCTAAGAGACATGGAACGTCTAGGGCGAGAATCCAATGGAAGAGACACAGAGCAGCACGACATTGACTGAGGCATCCTCCTCTGGTGCGGAAACGCAATCAGGAGGATCAATCCTTGGTGGAATGGACAGTGGACAAGAGGCAAGTCCTCTTGCAATCAACATGGAGAGTCTGCCTGATGATATAAGGCATGAACCTGTGTTAAAGAACTTCAAGAGTTGGGATGCATTGGCAAAGAGTTATGTCCATGCAAACCGAAAGCTTGGAGTCCCATCAGACCAGTTGATGCAGATCCCTCAAGGAGAGAATGCAGACTGGAATGGGGTTTATAAAGCAATGGGAAGACCAGATACTCCTGACCAGTATGAGTTGAATGGAACAGGAGAGATGGCAGATAATTTCAGGAATCAGGCACATCAATTAGGATTGAGTCAGAAGCAGGCCAGCGAGTTGATGAACTGGTACTCAGAGGTTCAGTCTGGTGTGGATTCCAGTGATGATGAGGACTTTGCAAAGGAGCAGGTCCAGTGGGTTGCAGATCTCCAGAAGGAGTGGGGTGACTCATACATAAAGAATACGAAATTGGCAGAACGTGCATTCAGGCAGTTTGGTAGTGAGGATGCACTGGAAGTCATGAATGCAACAGGACTGGGATCACATCCTGCTCTTGTGAAGATGTTTTCCCAGATTGGTCAGTTCCTCGCAGAGGATGGTCAATTGACAGGGAATCAACAGGGTCGGATAGGAGGAATCACTCCAGGATCTGCAAAGACGAGGATTGATGAACTTCTAAACGACAAAGATTTTACAACACGGTACTACGATCAGTACCACCCACGGCATCAAGATGCTGTGAATCAAATGCAACGACTATACGAGGCAGCAGGTTAGTCAGACAACCGTTATCGGCCTGACCTGATATCTCTGGAGTCGGACCTGCCTAATACGAGGTAGACAATCCGTCATTCGTGAGTCGAAGCGAGAAATCGTTTCAACGAAAGGACGAATTATGTCTACCCAAGTGACTACGGCATTTGTCAAACAGTATATGGCAAATGTGGACTTCCTGGTCCAGCAGAAAGGGTCAAGGCTGCGTAATGCAGTGACTCTTAAAACAGGAGTACGAGGCGAAGAGGTCTTCATGGATCGAATCGGCTCTACTGCACCTCAGAAGGTGACCAGCAGACATGCTGACACCCCTTTAATCAGCACCCCACATGATCGAAGACGGATCACACCAGTTTCTTACAACTGGGGAGACCTCATTGATAATGTTGACCGTGTGAAGATGATCATCGATCCCACATCCCCATATGCACAAAATGCTGCATATGCCATGGGACGTGCCATTGATGATGAGATTTTGGATGCATTATCAGGTAATGCATTTGGAGATGCCTCAACCACAGGATCTGATGCATCTACTCCCATTTCCCTTCCTGCAGGTCAGAAAGTCGCAAAGGACTTTCACACCTATGACACAGGTTCTGGAGACGTGGGTCTGACTCTTGGCAAGTTGTTAAAAGCCAAAGAGATCCTGGGAGCAGGAGAAGCAGATGATTACGACATTGCTGGTAATCCAAATCTCTTCTGTGTGGTGAATTCCAAGCAGATCTCAAAGATGCTCACAGACTTCTCCATGGGAGGAGCATCTGGAGTTCAGGGTATCAGTGCAGCAAGTGCAGATTATAACTCTGTCCGTGCCTTGGTATCAGGTGAGATTGACACCTTCATGGGTTTCAAGTTCATCAGAACAGAGCAACTCAATGTGGATTCCGCTGCTGACCAACTGGTCATGTGTTTCCACAGAGCAGGAATTGGACTTGCCATCTTTGATGATGTGAAGGCCAGAATTTCTGAAAGACCTGATAAGCGTTATTCAACGCAAGTGTATTATGAAATGACAATTGGAGCAGCACGTCTTGAAGAAGAACGTGTTGTTGAAATTGCCTGTGATCCTTCTTAACACTGAGCCAGGAGAATAATTATGGCAGCAGTATATGGTGTTAATTTCACCAAAAATTACCCTGTTGAGGCTGGCTCGACTGCAGCACAATCCCAAGTGGATGTGTCTGAAGTTGGAGGTCGCATGAGGGTCGCATACGACACTTATGAGGCAGACGGTCTTGCTTCAGGTGACACTATTTCCATGTTCAAACTCCCAAAGGGAGCAA